GTTAACTGGAGTAGAACCAGTGACCCATCCACCTGTGTAGGTAATGTCACTTGCCCAACTAAAGTTCCAAAAGTCTTTTTGATCGTAGACTAGTTCTTGAGCAATGATTTGCCCATCGAAGCCAGCCACTTGGTTTAATGTGTTTTGGCTAAATTTTGCCATATATTTTCTCCTTGCTTTCTCGCTATTGACCCCATCGTGCTATCTCGCAGTTATGGGGTGTGATCTTGTATTTATGTTAAGTTACTTGTAACCGATTTCGCCTGTAGTTGGATTATAATACAATTGTACAGTAAAATCTACGTTACCAGTTACGTCACGAATTGGTTTTACAAACAAACTATTTGCTTGTGTACTATCCAATCCAGTAACTGCATTTCCTGCATGTACAATAATTGTATTAGTATGTTGATTAAGTTTACCTGCTCTACCACCAATTGCAATTGCATTAGCACCTTGTTTTTCTATACCTGCTTCCCAACCGATTGCTATAGAATTTCCACCTTGTGCATTAGCAGTATTTCCTGTACCAGCGGCATAATATCCAATTGCAATTGAGCCATTTCCTTGTGGCGATTGAGCGGCATAACTTCCTACTGCAACAGCGCCTAATCCTTGACTTCCTAAATATGCCGCTTGTCTACCAATAGCAATTGCATCACCCAAGTCGCCATTTGCACCTGCTAATCTACCAATACCAATAGATGCATTACCTGCATTTGCTTGTTTTGCTTCAGCACCTAAGCCGATTACCCAAACGTTACCAGTACCTGATGACCCAGCATTATAACCAATAAATGTAGTTAAGTTTGCACTTACGTTTTTACCCGCACCAAATCCAAGCGCAACACCATTTTGACCTGAAGAGTTTGCACCTGCACTCACGCCAATTTGCACTGTACCTTCGCCACCTGCGGCATTGCCTGCACCTGATCCAATAGCAATACGATTAGTGTTGTTTGCAGAATTACCTGCACCAGCACCAATAATAACTGCTGGTTGTGTGTCTCCTGTATACGTGGCTGCACCATTACCTAAAACAACACTATTGCTTAGTAATCTAAATTGTTTAGTTGTTAATGTTGTACCACTGATATTTGCAACGTTTGCATTTCCTGCAACGTTGAATGTAATATTTCCATTTGCAACAGGAATACTTACATTACTATTTCCATTTGAAAGTAATGCCGCACCAATATTGGTTAATAAACTACCATCGCCTGAAAAGAAATTAGCAATTGCAAGATTGCCTAAGTTTGCATTACCTGAACTTAAATTGCCAGACACAGATAACGATGTTAATGTACCAACACTAGTAATGTTAGGTTGTGCGTTTACAGTTACTGTATTTGCTAGATTTGCTGAATTGGCATAAGTTGCATTTGCCACAGTTCCAGTTACATTTGCTCCTGGAATATTTGTTAAGTTAGCACCACTACCATTGAATAAGTTTGCAGTTACTGTGCCGTTACTATTCATATTACCATTTAATGTAATAAAACCAGTAGTAACTGCGGCAGAATTAGTAGTACCACTTACAATTAGTGATGTTAATGTACCAACACTAGTAATGTTTGGTTGTGCATTAGTTGTTAATGTACCAGTAACTGTGCCTGAAACTATTAAGTTTCCAGGAATAGCAACGTTGCCAGTTACTTCATTAAATGTAAATCCAATATTTCCACCAAATGAACCTGCGTCATTATATTGAATTTGTGTATTACTACCGCCAGGTGTGCCATTGCCTCCACCATTACCAGCAGCCGACCAACCTAAATTGCCTGTACCATCTGTTTGTAAAAAGTAACCATTTACACCACCTAAAATAGTAACATTGCTTGCATCGCCTAAGTTTGCATTATCACTTGCAACAAAATTATCAACAGTTACAGTATTAGTAGAATTGTTAAATGTAAACGCATTACTACCAAACAATGCACCATTGAAGTTGAATTGCACATCTGTGTTTGAGCCAGCCGCAATTGGCGCAGACCCTGTAAAAATGTTCAAATTAATTGCATTTGGAGTAATACTAATATCACTCACTTCTGGCTGAAATGTAGCCTCAATCTGTTGAACAACAATGTTTGATAGAATTTCACTCATTATTGATACCTTACAATAACGCCAATCGGTTCTTTGTTAAAATTAATTTCTGAACTTAATGCATCAGTGCGTGATACGCCCATTGTAACTACAACTAGTGTTGATGGATTTGCTGTGCTTGCCGCACTTGATGGAATTACTGGTGTACCATCACCATTAACGTTGCCTGTTAAATCAGAAGGAATATAGATATATCCCAATCCGCTTGCCGCAGTTGTAAATGCCGCAGTTAAGTTAGCACTGTATGTGTTTGCACCAGTATTAGGTTGTGGACTAGATAATGTTAAATTACCCAACACAACTTCATCTGGATTTAATGTTGAATATTCAACTGTACTGCAACTCCAAAATTTAGCAGTTGCATTTACATTCCAACCAGTACAGTCAATAGGCGCAGTATTTGCGTATGTAAATTGAAATGGCAAGGTATAACTTTCGCCAGTGTAAATTTCGATACACTGCATCTCAGTACCAGCAAGTGTTAGTGTTTTAGATCCGTTTAATAATAAACTCATGATTTTGTTTCCTTATTTGTATTTATGTTATCTAATTAGATAAGCCTGAAAGCCGCCACCAGTTACGTCAACTCTAACTCCTGCCCCATCAACTTTCATCATTACCCCTTTACCTAAAACTAATGATGTGGGCGAACTATAAGTAGTTGCTGAAACTTGGATTGGTTGATTTTCAACTAATCTATGAGTTGATAATTGAAATCCAGTATCACACTGTGGCATATTGGGGTTTATGTTAAAATTGTTAAACAGTGCTATTTGTACGTTTGCATTTGCATTAGCAACCATTTGCAGTGCCAAATCAAATCTTACACTAGTACCTGCAGTAGAGTTTCCAGAATAATTTTCATATTCAATAACCCACCAATCATGATCTCCGTTATTGATTAGTAGTTGAGCCGCGCCCCATGGATTATATTGTGATGTACTGTCTGCAATATATCCATTAGCAGTAGATGAAGTGTTTTGATAGAATGGAAAATAATAATTTGCACCGATACTTCCGTTGCCAACTAAGTACTTTGGCGTATCAAAATTTAAATTTCCAATATCTGTACCAAAGGTAGTAATATCTACAGGAAGTACAATATTTCCACCACCAACTGCAATATCGTACCCATATCCACTTAATGGTTTCATGCCACCACTACCTGCAGCCATATTAACGTAGGCAATAGTATTTGATTGAATGTTATTGCCAGTAATAGTATTCGCTTGAATGTTATTACCTTGAATACCACCAGCAGTAATTCCAATACATGCATTGCTTAATGCAACAGTTGGAACTAAGTTAAGATTAAATTGTGTATTACTTACAACATTTGCAACACGTGTGTTTGCTTGTAACGTACCAGTACCACTTGTAATAGTTACAAAACCACCTACTGATAAGTTAGCAATACTATCTGATGTAACTAACGTACCACTACTATTTGCATTACATGCCGCAAACGTTTGATAACTTGTAACATTAGTACCAGTCCAACTAATGCCAGTGCTTGCATTTGAACGAGCACCAGCATACCTATTACGTGCTGTAACAGACCAGTAATATGTATTGCTTGCTAGATCACCACTGTTAATAGTTATCAATGTGTTACCAACTAATGGTAAGCCATTTGCACTGTTAACTGTAGTATAAAATTTATGATTTGCAGTATTGCTATCAGTACCAACGTTAAAATCTAAGTTAGTAACTAGACCTTCATAAGGAACATTACCTACAACTTGCATTTGTGCAATTGTGTTTGCAATTTCTAATGTAACTGCTGGTGCGTTTGGAGTTCCAATAATATTAGGATCGGTCAATCCAGTGTTATCTGCTGGAATAAAATCAGTAATATCTAAATCGTCATCATAGATAGTTCCATTATACTCAAACGCTTGAATTTTTGCACCTAATGAACCATCTGCAAATTTCTCTTCAATTACAGTACTAACTCTGAATAACTTGTCAGTCCATCCATACTCTGCTAATGTAACTTTAACAACATCGCCTGCTTCTATCTGAATACCTGAATAGTCTAATTGAAAACCAATTACTAAATCTTCACGACTTTGTAATAGTCTGCGAATACCAATAAACTTGGCTTGCACAAAGTTGTTAACCAATTGATTTTGTATAGTTAGTTTATTGACTGGTTCATTAGCACTAATCAGTGCAGGATACTCAGCAAACAAATCTACATATGCATAATTAGTTTGATCTTTGATGTTAGTATCTGGATATTGCATCTCTAATTGATTAAATGTACCATTTAAGTCAACAGGGCTAATATCAATACCACCAATTAAGTTAGTGCTTGTAACACTATACAAATCATTGATTGTTAATGGGTCTGGTGTTTGATCGTATGCCTTATTGATGACAACTTTCCACTTACCACTAATTTCGCTATACTGCAACCAACTATCACATGCGTCTACTAAGTTTTGCAAGTTAGTTAAGCAATCAATACCTGTATCTAATGGTCCATTGATACGATAACGAACTTGTGTTGCTGGATTACCATTAACGTCAGTGTAATCAATTAGTCCATCACTATAACTGTCTAATGCAGTTAAACTTGCAGTGTCAATCTGTGCTAATGGAATACCACAGCCATAACGTTCATTCTGCATATAGTCAAGCATGACTTCGCCTGGCTTAGTTAAACTGCATGTAATTTTAGCAGTTAATGTACCTAATCCAGTAATGCCTGCGTTTTCATCATAGATTAGTTTAACAATCATGAATGCAGTGTTGCTCATAGTTGGTGATTCACCACCTGTTGTATAGATAGGACCATTCCAACGTTGATCTGCAGGAATACTTGCATCACTTAAAATTTGACTTGCAGTGAGTCCGCCTGTGTTCGTACCACTACTTGATCCATTAGGGAACAAGTAAATGAAAATCTTGTTTGCAACTTTTGTATCTACTTGTGGACTGTTTTGTGCGTTGTTAGTTAAACTTGCAACTGCGCCATTTGTACCAAACGTTACTAACTTATTGTCATAGTAAATTTGATCAAACGTAATTGTTTCACCATCTGGAACTTCACTTACTGCCTGCACAAACCACATTGTCTTTTGGTCTGTACTAATTTTTGCATCAGTAATCGAACTACCTAAGAATGCAGTACCATATGATACTGGCAATTTGTTATTTGTTGCTGGCGGCAACTGAATACGTGCGCCACTAGTTTCTGCTCCTGCGGCTTTACTGCCTGCACGATTACCTATTAGTTTGCTGACAGCAAACGCCAATACTGCTTGTATTGCAAACTTAGCAACAAGACTTGCACCACCTGTAACAATGGCAAGACCAATAACGGCTGCTACGCCAAGAATCTTTTTTACCGTCTTACCCATTAATTAACTCCTTAGTATCACATACCCATATTAATTCATCTTTTGTATAACCAAAACGTGAAAAGTCTAAGTTGTGCATTGTTGTAGGCGCATTGATTGTAAAGAAATTAATCTTTTGTTCAATTTGCAAGTTCTTGCATTCATCTGTAAATTTCTTAATTAATCTATATGCAATTGTGCCTTTTCTATGTTCTTCTTCAACATACAATAACATTTGATGCATGAATAAGATATCTGGGCACCAAACATTTGGTGATTTCATTCCTACCATTATAGCAATTGGTTTATTATCTTTTTCATATACAAGTGCAAGACCTAGACCATGAATGATACCATTGTATAGTTTGCTTAGATATTCGTCATCAAGTTCTGCACCTGGAAAATAGCCAACGTCATCATCCATGTGTACCTTATGCACACACTCAATAAAATAGTTTACGTCAAATTTATTTGCTTCTCTAATCATTTGTTAATTTTGGTTCACATTAATATTTTCATTGTTGAATTGACTCCCGCCTAATCCAGCACCACTAGTAACTGTTGATTTAGTCTTTGGATCTTGTCCAAAGTCTAGTGTTTGATCTGCTAGTGAGTAAACGTTGTTCATCGAACTATCTGTTGTATTGAACTGTTGCCAACTTGTTTTGTTGGTCTTACGTCCTGCAATACGATTTTCTAGTACAACTTTATAACTGCTTGCGTTAACTGTTACAGTGAAATTGTCAATTAAATCTTCACGATCTTCATTGATTGCATAACTTGTAACAATACCTGTAAAACGTGTATATGTATTTTGCAACACAAACATATTTGCTGTGCCTGCATTACCATAAAATCCACGTAAAATTTCTAGTTTACTGCCCTTAATGTTACTATCAAGTACTAGATAGATGTTATTACCATCTACACCTGACAATGTAACACTTGTGTCTGCTGAGGTTACACGTAAGTTACGTGGTTGTGTACCAACAGCAACTAGACCGCCTAGTGCTTCATAAGTTACGTTACCGATTACTTCATCTTTGTATGCACTACTAAATGTATAGATGCCTGCAATACCACCATTACTAGTGTTACCATAATCGTTATAAATTGTTAATTTAACAAACTCTGCGTTATTAATAAACGGAGGACTGTTTGCTACTTCTGGGATATTTTCCATGACTTATTCCTTATGTTGTGCCAACCCACTCGTATAACTCAAACGAGTCAGTAAATTCTAATAGTGCATTGTTAGTTGTAACGTTTCCTGGACCTTTAGTTGCACCACCTGGAATCAATTTATATGTAGGCATGTTAGGACAGAACATATAAAAGTCGCAACTGTTACCAACAGTGATACCATCACCAACAACTGAACCACTAATAATATTAGGTCTGCTTGTAGTTACAACAACGTTTGCTCCTGTGCCACGTGTTACTGTGGTTTCGCTAGTAAATGGATACGTGTTGTTACCAATCTGAATCAAATCGTTAGGCGCAAATAATACTGTACTTGCCGCTACTGCTGGCAAACCAGTTAATGTCAACACATTGCCTACATATGATACTACAGTAATCGCATTGATTTGTGCTGTTGTCATTCTACCTCGATATTTAAATATCCATGATAACTGTGGCAAATCACTGAATGTAATAACCTGCGGAGTATAACGATCTAATGTATCAAGTGCTTCCATTAAATCACGTGATTCACTGTAGCGAAAACTGCTTGGCATTTCTAACGTAAACTTCCACGGGTTGAAAGTTGGAGTCAATGAAGTACGAGGTTGTTCGTTGCGAGTAAACTGAATACCAACCACGTTTCTGCGATTGATATCAATACTACTGCAAAAATTTAAAATTGTTTGTAAGCCTGACATGTTTTATTCCTTATGCTGTTCTATATGGTGTTTCTTTTTTAGCCATTTCAACAGCGCCAAATAATGTTCTGCGATTTTCAGCAAATAGTTGTGCAACTGATTTTGCATCTAAAGCACTAATGTTGTTAGTGATGTAAGTGTTGTTTACTGATCCAGATACGTTATTACCGCCTTTACCGCCTCCAATTTGATCGTTTGGAATGATTGTGCCTGCTGTTCTAGGAACAAATAGTTCTGGGCCTTTTTCACCAACAATACTTGGTTTATTAACTGGAGGACTACCACCTTCTGCGAAGAAACCAATTGCAGTTTTAGCAATGTTAAGAAACAATTTTGTAGCAGTTGCTTTTAGTTCAACCATAAGCAAATCTTTAATGATTGATAGTGCAAAATCTTTAAACTTAAACTTGCCTGTATTAACAAACTCATCCAATGCTCTGCCCATATTTGCAAAAACTGAATCAAATTTTTCCAAAGCAACTGCCGCAGGATCAATACTACGTTGCAACTCTTCCATTCGTTTTCCAATTGCCGCAGTAACATCATTACGTTCTGAATTTTTCTTGGCTGCTTCAACTTTCTTTCTCTCTGCCGCTTGTGCTTCAGCACTAGCAATTGCTTCGTTTTTAACAGCATTAGCAGTTTCAACTGCAAGCGCATAACGTTCTGCGCCTAATTTAAGTTTTTCTTTTTCTAGTTCAAGTAAAGTATTTTGATATGTAACTTCAATCTGACGCAAACTATTTTGTAGTTCAAGTTGAGCAGTAACTTCATCAAGTTTATCACCGTACAGTCCAACTAATTCTAGTTCGTCTGTAATAGCCTTTAAAGCAGCCTCATTGGTATTGGCAACTTGCTTTAAATCTTGCAAACTATTTCTTTTCTCAAGTGCAATATTTTCTTTTTCAATTGCTTCTGCCGCTTTTTCAGCGGAATCAAGTTGTTCAACAGTTGCGTTTTTGATTGCAACACGTTGCTCTCTGATTAGTGCAAGCGATGTAGCCCTTGCTTGATCAGTTAATTGATCATTTTCCATAACTTGACGTTGCTTATCATCTAACTGTTTAAGCGCATCACTCTGTTCTTTAAGAATATCACGTTTTTGTGATGCCAACGTAACATCATGTTCACTCATCTTAAGTGAATCAAATTGAAATTTTAGGTCGTCAAGTCGTGTTTCTGATTGCTGTGTAAATGCACTAGTAACTTCAAGAATGGCACGTTTTAAATCTCTAAACGCATCTGCTTGTCGTTTTACTCTTTGTGTTTCTTGTTTAGTAAGATCATTTTTGTGCTTGTCTCTAAGTGCTTTGGCCGCAGCCTCTTCTTCTTGTTTCTTTTTAAGAGCAGCCGCTTTTTCATCGTCAGAAGCAGCCTTTGCGGCTCTATCTTCGCCAGCAACGCCTGAGATTTCTTTTAAGTAATTATAAAATTCTCCTAATTTATTCATACCTGTGTTAAGATAGCCAATTAGTGAAGTTAGCCATCCAGGCGATGATAGTTTTGAAGTAACACTATCCCATGCTTTTCCAACTGAGTCAAATATTGGCGACAATTGGTCTGATAGATAACTTCCAAGAAGTTTTAATAGTCCGATTGCAATTCGCACTACTTCGACAAATTTATTAAAAATACCACCAAAATCAATAAGATTTTCTTTGCTTCCAGTAATTGATTTGTATAGTAAATTAATTACTTCAACAATACCAGTAAAAATGGCAATCCAACCTACAAAGCGCATTCCAATGCTGAATATTGCTTTAAATATGTTGCCTAAAGATAATGTAAGTTGAGAAATTCTTGCTATTATTCCACTCAATCCTGTTAAAGTACCAGCAGTTTTTAAAATTTTACCACGTGACGAATCAAATACGCCAAAAGCAGTACCAATACCAACTAAACTGTTACTGATACTTTTTAAATCTTTAGTGAACACGACACTAAAGCCACGTGCATTTGCACTCAAGCCAGTCATTGCTGATGCAAGACCACTCATTGCGGCTACTGCTAATTGAGGACCTTTAACAAGTGTTAAAAAGGCAATTGCTATACTAGAAACAAGTGAGAATATAGATTTAAGACTAGAAGCAAGACTATTAACATCAGTAGTTAACTTTAATACTGCGTTGGCGGCATCAATAAACACTTTTGCAGGGCCAGGCTCTTGTGATAATGCATCAAAAGCAATAGCAGCCGCTGTTCTAATGTTAGTGAATCCTTCAGCAATTGTTGGAGTTGTTTTTGCAAACTTCTCTTCAATTGAATCAGCAGACTTTAATAGTGCTTCAGTTACAACTTTTGCAGTTAACTTGCCATCTTCTGCAAGTTCACGCATTTTACCAACTGGTACACCTATTGACTTAGCAAGTTCCATCATTGTTGATGGTGATGCCTCGAACACAGCGTTAAATTCTTCACCGCGCAATACGCCTGAACCCATTGCTTGGCTAAATTGTAGAATAGCACTTGCAGATTCTGCCGCAGTTGCACCACCAACCTTCAACGATTTAGTGAAAGATTCTGTTATTTGACCAACTTGATCTTGCGATAGACCCAATTGAGTAGAAGCAACAGTTAGTTTACTGTACAGATCACCTACTGAACTTAAATCACTGCGTGAGCGACCAGCAATGCCTGCAAGAGTACTAAATTTCTGATTGACTTCTTCTTGAGTAGCACTAAACGCACTTAATTTATTGCGAACACTTGTTACGGTGTCTGATAATGACGCAAATCCGGCAGAAATAGCACCTACTGCGACAACTCCTCCTAGTCCTCTAAGAGAATCACCGATCCCCGACACTTGTTTTTGTAACGCACCAAAGCCTTTGCCGCCCGTACCCATGCGTCCAATCTGTGCTTGCAATCTATTAAGAGAACTTGTTGCACTACTTGTATCAATGTCTACTGCATATGTTAAACTGGCCATGTATAATCCTTATTTTTTACGCATTATATTATTAATGCGTTGTGTAATGTAATCTGTAGTTGGTTTAGACATGCCTTCTGGTGCTTTATTGCTTTCGCCTGCATCTAATTCAGTTGCATAAGGGTAATCTGCTACAATTTTATTGCCTTGCAAACGAGTACGTTTACGTGCATTGCCTGATTGAGCAGGAGTAGCGGCTTTAAACACTTCATAGGCTTCTCTAGGCACATTATTTAATTGCTTTTGTATGCGCTGAAGGCTCGGAGTAATAGTATTGCTGACGAGTCTAAATTTAATATTAGCCATTATCTTTACCCTTATTAAACATTTCAAGTAACTGATCAGTAGAATATACTTCTGCTGGTACTTGCCCTTTATTCATAGATTTTTTGTGGTGAAAATTTTCGTAACTCAATGCCGCATCAATAACATACAAATCAAATGTGTCTGCTCTTTTTAAGATTTCGCTTGGTAATAGACCATATCTTTTACCAAGCCCATCGATTTGCATTATTGAGAGCATTTCTCTAGAGTCTACATTTATTTCACCACCTGTTACTTTCCCAACTGTTCTGTAATCTTAGCAATAACTTTCATCAAAATGCCTGTTGGCAAAGTGCTTTCTTTAGTAAGAATTTGTTTGCCTTCTTCGTCAAGAATTAATGTTCTAACGATTTCTACTAATGCACCAACGTCATTTTTTTCACTCAAATTTGCAAGACGAGTGAATACGTCCATTGGTTGGCGATCCCAAGTATAAAAGGTTAGTGCTTCCTTATATTCCTTGATGACTTCCTTATCGTCAATGGATACTTCGATTAATTTTGGTGCTGATGCGAGTTGTGATAATTTCATTTGTTTTTCCTTTAAGTTGTTGTAATGTATTTATTCAGAATCAATTGATTCTAATAGTTGATTAAGCAGTGCAAGACGAAATGTTTGCTTTGCTTTTAGTTGTTTGATTGTGGCCTGCATGTTGTCTAACATGGGCATCATTTTTGCTTCGTCTGCGATTAGACTACGCAATTTTTCTTGATCTGTTTTTAACCAGACGTTTTCTTCGTTCATAATTTGTTCCTTCATTTGTTAAAAAAGGGGAATAGTTTCCTACTCCCCTCTTTATTTCACTTAGTCAGTAAAGATTAAGGGTTTTTGCCAACAGTCATATCACCATCGACAGCAAGTGTCATTGGTGATACCCAAACAGGCGCTTCTGGACTAACAGTTGGTGCAAGTGATGAGATATAACCCACGCCAGTGTAGTAGTATGCGTTTGCTGTTGAGGCATTGCCATTCATTACAATCTTGAATGAAACAGGAACTTTATTAATTGAAAGTCCTGAAATACCTAGCACTGCGGCATTACCTGATGAAGAACCAGGTGTTGTGCCAAAGTATCCTGTTGGATCGATAACGATATTTGTAGAAATTTCGTTATCTGCAGGTGTTGTGATTTTGTTTGTGTCGATAGAACAGAAGTCTGTCCATGCAAAGATACCAGTTGAATTGGTAATCGTAACATCTTGCAAACAAGTAACTGATAACGCGGCGTTAGCAACGTTAGAAGTGTCGGTACTAACCAATAGTGTTGGTTGAGTACCTGTTGTATTTACGGTAAGTCTTGCCATTTTATTTCTCCTTAAGGTTAGTGGCTTATGTATTAAATTCTAGTCGTGTCATCTGAAATGTCCAGTCGTGACGTTCTGCTTGTGTTGGACCATATACCAGATTTTGTTCAAAAGTTACACTAAAGTAACCATTAAACAATGGTATATTGTTAATTTGATCTACTGTTAAGTTAGCAATGATAGCATTAACTTGTATATTGTAAGGATCATCTTGGAAACTAATATAAGTAACTCCAAATTGATCTACAGCATTATAAATGCTACTACAATATGTAACACCCAATTGATTGACTGACCTGCTTACAGTGTGTACATCACTGACGTAAACGCCATAACGTACAACATCTGCTACACTTGGAAAGTCATCATAGATTGGAATATTCCATTCATTAGGAATAGTTAATCTCAATGCGTCGATAATCTCACTGGTTGTAATGAGAGGAGCATTCAATGGAACATAAGTTGTTACCATTAGAAATATCTCCTATCTCCGTTAAAGAAATTAGGGTCTGCTGTCCAGTTCTCTTCAAGTTTCGTTGTAGGCCCTTGAGGAGCATCCATGAACAAGTCATACCAATTGCTTAACTGAGTTGCTTTATCCCATTCTTCTTCACATCGCATCTTAGCAAAATCATAGTTCATCCTGTCAACTTCGTTCATGTTTGAAACGTCAGTAACAAGACTTTCATAGAATACTAAGATAGCACCAAAGGTATCAAGTCTACGCAATGTTTGATCATTTTTAATTAACAAACTAGGATCAAATGAACTGATTAATTGTCCATTAGGCAGATTCGTATAATAGTAAGCACCAATTACTGTGTCGCAGTAGTTCTGCCACCAGCCAAATTCCATCTTATATAGCCACTCTTGTGAACTGACTCTAAAATATGGATCCCAATCGATTCGTAATGCTTCCGCACGGCGTTCAGCCGCAGGGTCGTAAAACTGAATTGTTTGCACAGTTGCATCTGAGATTCTTTGAAAGGGTACTGACATATTATTTTCCTAGACAAATGAGAGAGTATGTTTCCATACTCTCTCTATTCAGATTAATCCTGAAGAATGTTAATTGCACCACCACGACGACCGTCGCCGACGCCAGCACCGAAGTATCCAACGCCTGTGAGCCACATCTGTAAGCCTCCCGGAGTTTCTCCAGTCTTTAACTGTAGACCTTCCTTCATAACAGTGAACAATGCACTGTCACCGAAGTAAGCACCAACAAGCACTGGGCTTGCTGAACCTTGACCGAGTAGAATACGGTTTGCAGACTGCAAGAAGGTTGTGAACATGATTTGGCAACCATATACAGATTCAATCTTACCAGTTGACAACAGTTCGTTACCAAGTGCAGACAAGTTTGAACCGCCTGCTTGTGAAACTGCACCACCGGTCAATTCAGCAAGAAGACGAGTCAATGAAGAACCGCTTCCACCAGCCGCACCAGCAACATATTCAGTTACATAACCGTTAGAGTCAAGAACGATGACAGGAGCACCTGGCATACGAGCAACCTTGAAGTTCTGCTTGATGTTGCGAACAAGTTCAAGCACTTCACTTGCAGAGAAGCCAGTTGTCCAACCTGCAGTGTTTGAAGGAAGACCTGCAGAAAGCAGTTCCATAGCACCTAGTGCTGTTACACGGTCGAAGCCGTCATCAGAAGTTGGATAGAAAGTGTTACCTGGAGTTGCTTTGAATGACAAGAATGCCTTAGTGACACGTTGGTCAACTTTTTCAGCGAATGACTCGCCAAGTTCTGCACCAAGAGTTGCTGCCAACTGGAATGATGTAGTCCAGCCGTAGAAAATGTCGAATGCAGTTGTTGCAACTGCTGGTGATGCAGTGATAGAACCTTGACCAAGTGATGGGTTCTGTACAACTGCGTTACCTGTTCCCCAAGTACCACCAGTACCATTTGGATTATAGTCCGCGTAGGTAATTGGTGCGAATTGTGGAACTAAAAATTCGTTACCCTGTGTAGGTGTAACAACGTTGGTCATGTTAACAAGACCGATTGATTCGTGCATTGCACGTAGTGCGAATCCAGCGATTGCAGTTGTAAAACCGTCGCCTTCATTATTTGCGCCGCCTAAGACGTATGCCATGATATTATCTCCTTATTGTTGGCAATCAGAGTATTTTTCGACTTGATGTTTGTGCAGATGCAGTTACTTTAACGCCTTTGAGTCCAAGATTCTTACCTAATCCGTTACGTACAGCCCATGCATTAAATGCGGCTGGGTCACGTGAATAGTCTGGAATCCCATCATCCATAGCGCCTGCAAACTGACCACCATTTGGTCGTAAGCCTGAACCAGAAGACCCATTACTCTGTTTGAGAAGTTTAGGATTACCCTTTGCAACTTCTTCTACAAGTCCTCTGATTGTTAGAGGAGAACCATCTTGACCATAACGTTCACGACCCTTATTGTCGATAATTGCATAAGAGCCATCGTCATTCCACTCAATGTTGGACTTGACTTTGGTCAATGCATAATCTAATAGATCAGAATCAAATCTGTCTCCCATTGCTCGCTGAATATCAGAATCCAATTCCTTCTCACGAATCATTTGGTCTTTACGAGCCAAATCCATTTGAAGTTTTGAAAACTGTTCATGCAAGTCGTTGGTTGTGACACGACTCGAACGTTGATTGTTTTGAGGTTCTACTGGCTGTACGTTGCCACCGGATTGTTGTGCAGTTGTACGTGCAATGAAACTTAACGCCGCTTCAACTGATTCAAAGTTTTGTCCACTAGCGTTGCTAAGTGCATTCAAAATTGAATTAGTGGTGCTTTTACGAATTGCACCTGGATTTACGTTCTGCTCACCATGATCGTCCATTTCTGAACCCTGCATAGTATCAGGGGCTTGATCGTTGCCAACGAAGTTAGATTTAATATCCATTAATTGTTCCTTAAGTTATAACGTAACAAACGAATTTTTGTTTTGTAATGTATTTATTCAATGCTGATAGAATTAGTTTTTATCTACCCACGTTGAGGCCACTTAACTGTACTGCTACAGCCTGTTGTGGATAATATGTAATACCCATATTAGTTACTGGGGTGCCAGCACCACCTAGAATAGATGTGTTGTCATCGTCACCACCTGCTTCTTCTGATGCTTCTTCTTCATTATCGTCTTCACCATAATTTTCGTGAATTGGAATCATCGACGGACTTAAGTCACGTGACTGAATCATTTCATTTGTTTCAGTCATTAGTGTTTTAAGTTTTAAATCTTGAATATTATCAATGAATACTTGTTCGTATTCTTGAATTTGTTCTTGTGGTGCAAGCATACCAATAAGTTCTCTAGCAACTAAACTGCTGATTACTGCATCATCTGGTGCAAGTGCTTTTGCTTCTTTGATTAGTGCCATACGATAGTTAGTATCGTGTGCTTCATAGTCAGTGTTATAAACTACTTCACCAGCCCAACGCATGTCCATAAAACGTGCGGCATAAGTGAAAATCATTTCTTCTGTGACTTCCATTAATCTTGCTTTGGCTTTTGCTAATCTATGCAACTGCTTGCGTTCTTCAATAATAGCAACGCCACTAGCGATTTGGTTCTTGCTATTACGCAATCCACCTAAGCCAGTTAGTGATTCAATCTGTTCTAAGATATCTTGTTGCTTTTTAATAATCATGTCAACATCGCCAGTATCAACTGGAATGGCTTCAATCTGACCTTCAGTAGCACGAACAATAGCACCTGCGTGTACTGGGATGTTAATGCCTTTGTCTGCACGAATTAATGTATGTGCGAATTGTAAAGCACTGTATGCTTCACATTCTAATTTGTAATGTTCACGCTGTGCATCAGTTGCGGCATCAATATCTGATACGCCAATGTCGATTGAACGTGGGTCACGACGGCCATATGCAATGAATACTGGTATAGACATTCCTAATGGGAACGTACCCTCACCAATAAGTTTCGCTGGCTTGTCACTGTTGATGCCATTAGCACCTTTTTCTACTTCATAACTTTTCCAGTAACTTGGAGTTGTTGCACTACCTAAGTGATAACACTTGATGTAATAGCAATCTTCATCTTCCATTTCTTTAATCTTAACGTACTTAAGAATTGGTCTACCACCGTAATAATCAAAATTCCAATCCCATACGTCTAATGGGCTGATTGCGCAAGTATATGGGCGACCTAAGTTGCCATCTTTTGCTTGGGGCATATCCACCGCCACCCATGCATGGCCGAAGATACTTGTTAAATCACCAACACCTTCCATGAAAGCAGTTAACGTTCTATTGTTTAAGTCTGCATCTAATGTGAATAAGTCTGCCCACTCTGAATTTTTAGGGTTGATGTATGCACCACTTGATGTACAGAACTGCACATTGCGCTTAATGCCTGGCTCAAACAATACATCATTAATTGTGTCAACGACATAGCGAGTAATAGGTTGCGCAACAGTATTTGATATCAAATCTTGCCATAGATTTGAGTCTTCACTTGGTCTTTTCTTACGCACATATTGCTTGAAGGTATAACCACCTAGATAGGCATATTGGTAAGCCAGCATCTGCTCATAAATGGCCGAATAGATGGGACTCTTTTTTAGTAATTCTGATGTGTTCATAAAATTATTTTCTCTCGCATTAATCTGGCAAATGCAGGTAATTCATCGTTTAGATAGATATTGTATTTATGCATCATATCTTATGTTTACAGTTATCATTATGCCAACGTGCAATCATTGCAGGACTTGTTTTCATACTGCAATGATTGCAACTTTTAGTTTCTTGATTACCAAAATGATTGCTTCTACCCTTACGAATCATCTCTTGTGTATTCTCTCTGTGTGTACCTAAACGTAAATGATCAGGATTAACACACTTAGGGTTATCACAACTATGCAATACGCACATGCCTGCAGGAATGATTCCTTTGTGTTCTTCGTAACTTACACGATGCGTTGTACGCATTCCATGTTCTGCACGAATCATACCATAACCAACGTTGTTAGTTCCACCCTGCCATTCCCAACAGTTAGTAACATCGTTAATTTTAATCTTGTTTAGTAATCTTTGTAATATTGGCGTACTAGTGCCAATTGGTCTTCCTAATTTCATTTGTTTGCTCCTTTAATTTGTTACCACGTTTGATAATCTGTTTCTTGAATGCCACCAGCAATCTCTTCCCACGTAGGGCCACCTGGATACAGTGGACTTGGTGGCATATGTTGTAAGCCTGGCTTCATGTGTCTTGCAAGACGTTGATCCATGCCAACGTATTCACTAATACCTATACTATCATGTTGGATTGGGAATAGATGATGTATACCATAACGAATACAATCGCCTAAGCCATCGATGTGAGCATACTTTTGCTCAGTGTATTTCACTAATTTTTTACGTGTTGCGTCTTCATAGTGATATGTTTGCAATGCATCTAATAAAAACTTATCATCGGGTTTAACTACTAAGCCACCTCTATTAATAAACGCATTACTAGTATTGTCAGTGTCGGCAATTAATGGGTTGCTTTTACGACTGTTAACAATTTGAAAGCCATACTTCTCAAGAATAGTTCTATCAGTTACACCAAAGGGACTTGTAGTATCACGATTTGTTTGTGCGCCACTCATGTCAATGATTGAAAACAATCTACGTTGTGGAAAGTCTATGCGAATTGCTTCAGCAATACCTTCACTTCCACAATCTGGAATAGCATATGACTTAAGAATTTCAATCTTACCATCTTTCTCGCCTGCTTTAGTAACTTGTGCAACAACGGCACACATAACACGCTTATTCCAGTCATGAAACGTGTACAAGTCGCCACCTCTATCTACAACTTCATTACAATGCTTATGCTTATCCCAAGAATAGTAAAACATGTCGGCCACAGATTCCCATTGGCACATATAATCTTGATTAAACTTGAGGGGACTTAAGATACGTTTTTGTTCTTCAATGAACATACGATTGCCACTGCGCATTTGTTCATAATTGTAATGACGAACAATATACTTGTCTGGCATAGCAAGAGCCAACTTAAACAAATCGTACAGTGGGCCTGTACCATTAGGCGTACTGATTACAATCAATCTACCTTGTGTGTCAGGTTGTCCTACTTTAGGTCTTAAACGATTTGAAATTTCTTGTAGTGTATCTGCTGTGTACAATGCAGCCTCGTCAGCAATCCATACGCCTACGTTAAGACCTCGTAAGTTCTCACGTTGCTCTGCACTTTTACAACGAATGAAAATACCATTGGGAAACTTAATCGTTAACTCTGAATTATTAATGTCTTTGCCATCTTCTAAGCCAAAGTGATTCATGCAACTCTTTTTAAGTGGCTCCCAAATCAAACTCTTAATCATTGCACCAGTAGGCGCACTATATATAATATCTTTTCCCTTGTGAAACTTCTCATCAGTTGCAAATAATGGCAGTGCAATACTGGCAAGAAACGTCTTACCACTACCTACTGGCACAATATCAATGCAATGTTTATCTGTAGTTAACCAGTCTTGAAATATACTTGACTGTTCACCAAAGAGTGGGATATCAATTTGATTCATTAAATCATTTGTCTATGGTTGTAAACGTTACTGGAATACTTGGCATAACATCTTGCCAATCATCTAATTCTTTAGTTGGAAAACTAAAGTTATTAGTCAATGCTTGACCTAATGTAGTATGATCGATCTCATGTTTGTCAGCAACAACTTTACTTAAGAACATCTTTTCATAGTTCTGTCTAACAGGCATGTCACATGCAAGTATACTCATGTGATAACCTTCTGCCAACAATACTTCAAATGGCTTACCACACTGATTAAACACAGCGTCTAAAATCTTTTCGCCACTTAGTTTGTTACTGCCTCCTGGCTTTCTGCCAGCGCCTGGTCTTGCTCCACCTTTACTCATGATAGTACTCCAATGTTAACATTATTCTTCGCCCAAAATAACTCTAAACTTATATTCTAACTTATAAGGCATGTGATTCATACCTGTGCGTGAACGTAATTCACCACGCAACGTTTTAATTTCAGTTTGTGTAAGAGTAGGCAACAAATCTATAATGTTGTGAAATTGATTAGCGCAACATAAATGCTGTGCCAACTCATTGATATCATACTTTGCAACTTTAACTTTCTTTTCAGGTGTGTTTACTGATAATTCATTGTCCATTAATTATTTCCTTTTTCTTACGTGTGCGCTTTGGCTTTGCGATAACTTCAACACTAACAGTTGTTTTAGTGTTTAGTTCTTTAGGTGGCAATAATAGTTCACCCTGTGGCTTCTTGCCAAACATATGTTTAATTCGTTCCCAAATTGATTTCATTCTATGATACCCTCACTTTTTAAAATATTCTTAGCCCAACTTAGACCGGCATTGCCGCCCCACATTAGATATGCTTGTGTGCCGGGCGTTGGCTTACCTGGCTCATAGTATGTGTATGCACGACTTAAAAAACTATAGGTTCTTTTAACAGTATCTAAACTCACACTTTCACGTTTGGCAAACTGATTAGCACGTGCAAGTCCTACTGCTGTGCCACCTTTATTACTAGGTGTTGCTTCATCACGCATCTTTAATCCTGCTTGCGCATTGTCTGCCATGCTTTGTGTGGGTTTATAACTCATATATAAATCTTCTCGTAATCTTCAGGGTTATCTTCTGGATCAAGACCATCATAGATAATGCCATCACTTTTGCCTTTATACTTTAATGCACCAAAGACGCTTAACCATTTCTGATTCTTTTTGTTCCATGTTTGACATAGTTCTAAGAAACGTTCTTTACCAAACATTAATTCCATTTGTGCTTTACAATCGCTTGGTGTAGGATTGATATCAAACTTTGTGTCTTGTAACTTAAACATAAAGTCAATGCAACTATCGATCTCATACTCAGTCATGTAGGGTGACAACTCAACAGTCATCTTATCAAAGTTCTTGATGTGACCAGTATAGAAAGGTCTATCAATGATGCCGCGCAATGGTTTATTGTTTGACATGGATCTCTCCATTTTCATAAAACGTATTGTGTGTGTTAAGTGGCACTGTGCCCTTAAGTTCTGCAGCCTTGTCTTTAAGTTGTTGCTCAGTAACAAAGCCGCCCAAGAATTCATACACAGTGGTAAGTCCTAATAGTTTTAAATCAAAAATCTTTTGATTGTCTTCATTAAGATCACTAACGTCCATTTGTTGCATGATGGCTACACTTTTTGCAATGTCACGCATAAGTGGCTGAACACTTATGTATAAATGTCCATCACCACCCTTAATCATTTTATAGGTGTATTCGACGCCTTCCGGCGATGTGTTAACTTGTTCTGTCATGTTTGTCCTTAACGCTTGCGCTTCATATCGTATTCAATGTCTTTAGTGACACGACGACCTGCACGTTCTGCACGTTGATCTTTGGTTGCTGTTGATTCTTTACTGCGATAGCCTGATGCATACATTGCACGACCCTGCTTCTCAGCCTCTTCACGTGTTGCATATACTTTACCACTATCACCATAGCGATACATTGCTTTACCTGCTCTCATTAATTTTTGTACTGGCATGTTATCTTCCTTTT